TCACGTACACGACGCTGCGGTCGCTTTCGGTATAAATCGCGCCATCCGGCATATCCCCGGCGTTCGGGCGATCGGCGTGCGTGCCTTCGCTCACGATGCCGTTGAGCTTGTCGGCCGACTGCGCCCAGTAGTAATACCATTCCTTCGCCGTAGTATTGCCGCCTGAGGGATCAAGCAGGGTCGTGCGGATGGGCGGAATCTGCAGAATATCGGTCGGCATCAGGCGAATCCGGGGGTAGCCTCGAGGTAAGTATCAATCAGGGCAATCTTACTTCTGGCAGTAACTCCCACGCGATAGATTCGGTCGCGGCTCTTACCCAGCCGGCGGAAGGCCGCACGCTGCGTGTAATTGCCGCTGGCGGCGGCATTGATGGTGCGTGAAATGGCATGGTTGAACGTGTGCCCGTGATCATCGCTCCAGTCGAGCCCGATCACCGGCAGGGGTGCGCTGGCCGTCTGCGCTCCCATCTCCATCAACAGCTCGAGCCGGTGGTCGTAGTGGAACTGGTTTTCCCCGATCAGGTGCGGAAAGGCGCGCGTGTACTGGATGAGCGCCCCGTTGTCGTCGAAATAATTCAGGCTCTGCTGGTAGAGGATTCCGGTGGTGGGATCGCCCACGATGTGCGTGCCGTTCTGGCCCCACTCGGGGATGAAGGTGTGATACCACGGGGCATATTTCGTGTACGCCTGGGTGGCCGGATTCCAGCCGGCGCGTTCGTGCCAGAGCCCCTCGGTGAGATCGTAGACCCACGTCCGGCCGTTATTCCAGAAATTCACCACCCAGAAAATATGGCCCTGTTCGCTATAAGCGTAAGAAGAGGCATCCCACACGCGGTATCCCGCCTGGTTCCACTCCGACTCCTGGGCGTGGGTTGAAATGCGCTGCGGCTGCAGGCCCTGCGCACGGTAAGCGATGGTCTCCCCGCTGGCCGCGCCGCCCAGATAGCAGACGCTCAGCCCGGCCGAACAGGGTGCCCAGCGGGCGGCCGAGGCATCGCTGATCATGGCGCCGCTGATGCGTTGGAAGGGGAACGGCGAAGTCCCGACATCGCTCCACACCTCGATCGAATAATCGGTGCCGAACAGCCAGAGTTCCTCGTGGTCGCTCAGCACGCTCTGGATGTTATCGGGCGCGCCCTCTTTCATGCCGTAATCGAGCGGGCTCCAGCGGGTGCCGTCCATCAACGCGCTGATATTGAACTGGCGCCCGCTCACGCTGCCGCTAGCCACCCGGTTCACGATGAAATAGCCGTCCAATACCGCTCCGGTGATGCCGTCCACCTGCGCGCCCTGCGCGGTCTCCCAGACTACATCGGTGGCTGCCGGCAGGTTGCGGTCGAGATTGATGGTGTGGTCGTTAGGCACGCCGGTCATGACGTACTGGAGGTCGTCAACGATGATCTTGCCGCCCTGCCAGGCAGGCAGAAACGGGCCAGTGCCCGGCGGCGTGGTGTACTGCGAGGAATCGACCAGCATCCCGCCCGGCGAGCCTGAGAACGTGTTGCCGGTTCCGGTGATGGCGAACTTCGCGGGATCAGGGCCATTGCCGTTGTCGCAGTAGACCAACCCTCCGCTAACGACCATGAGTTGGTTGCCGTTCGAGAAAATCTGCGCCACATCGGGATCCGCAGTCCCCTGCGCCACCGTCTTGCCCGACATCGTGTAGCTACCGTCGGAGTGAACCTCGGTGTAATTCGATCCGTGAATGACGATACAGCGTCCGGCGCCACTCCAGATACCGCGGATCTTGGCTGGATTGAGCGTCTGAAAGTATTGCAACCCGGGCCGTCCGTAGAGCACCAGGCGCGCCGGCTCGTTGGGCGTTTCGATGGCTTCGGGGATCAGATTCATGGTTTGCTGCGCCGCCGCCACGACCGACTGCGCGGTGTAGGAAGGCCCGGCCAGCGAGATTTTCATCCCTGGGGCCCCCAGGTCGTGGTAAACCACGGATCGTTACTGCCGGTCGGACCCCTGCGGCCGAGGCACGGCACCTCGAGCACTGGTTTGGGCGCATTGATCGATTCGATCCGCATCAGGGCCTTCTGGGCGTCGGCGCGCACGTCGGGGTCGACGATCCGCTGGAAGTGCGGACCCAGGCGCACCGCCAGATTCAATACCAGGGCGTCCTCGTATCCCGGCGGCAGGATGACGACATCGTCCGCGGTAAGGAACGTCGGCACGAGCTGCCAGATATATAACTCCAGGATGTATCCCGAAACCGGCTGCGGATAAATGTACAAGGTCGAGAGCGGATAGGCGTAGTCGTCGTAGAGCGCGTAAGGGATCGTGTTGGGGATATCCTGCACCACGATCTGGCGCCATTGTAAGTCGGTCAACAGCGCCAGCGGCCGGCGGATCTCGGGAAACGAATAGATGATGTTGGCCGCATCGATCTGGACCGGCCGCGGACCGTTCAGGTCGGCGACCATCTGCCCCTGCGGGTCGATGCCGATGGTGAAGGTCTTGGCCCCGCTCATGGGATATTCGTATCGCGCGATCGAAAAGATAAACAGCCGGTCCACATTCAGCGAACCTATCAGCCGGTTCAGCTCCTCTAGGCCGTCCTCGTATTGCGCCGCCGACGGCGTACGCTGCGGGCCGAGCGTCACGCCAGCCTTGCGGAGCGCCGGATAGATCAGCCCCTTGCCGGCGGTAACCGGCGCACCGGCCGGCACGCTTCCGCCGAATACCGCCTGGTCGAAAAGCACCTTGTCGAACAGCGCCGGATTGGGAGTTCCCATATCACATCAGCTCACCGGAACCACCAGAACCTGCTCCACGTTGCATCCGGTCGGAGCGAATACCACCAGGATGTTCCCGCCGAGCGTTTCGCCGGCCGGAATCACTACATTGCCGGTCTGCTGGACCGAGGTTTCGGCCGTGGTGGTAAACGTCAGGTTGCCGGTAAACAGCGTGGTATTGGCATTTCCCTGGTAAACCACGTTGGTGGTGCAGGTGCCCGTCCCGGTGCTTCGCGCCGATATCAAGATATTGAAGGTCCGGTAAAGCCTGCCGGTGGGACGGAACCAGGCGCCGAAACCGTTGACGGCGATGATGGCGTCGGCGCTATTGACCACCCATCGATGGGTTACCGGATCCTGCACCCACGGAAACGAGGCACTGCCATAGGCCCAGTCGGTCGGGTTGTTATAGGCATTCAAAAGCAGGGAGTTGGGCTGCCCGGCCACCAGAATGCCCGGAATCAGGGGGAAGGTGGTGAGGCTCCCCCCGCCCAGCCAGGAGCGGTTACCGGGTTGCGGAAAATAGGAGTCGTTGTTCCACATGCGCACGATGTTGGGGTACTTCGTCGCGTAGTGCGTATAGTCCATCTCGACCTGGCCCATGATGTTGGCACCCTGGATGACGGTATTGTTGTGGATCACCGCCTGTTGCGAGACGTCGATATGAAAGCTGGGGGGAGGCGAGGCGCCGGCCGACTGCACCCAGTTGTTCGGCCCGAAGGTGAACGCCATGGAATTGGTCACGCGCGCGTATTGGTTTTGGTTGACCTCGAAATAGCAGTTTTCAACGAAGGTGCCGCCGCAGGAATCGCTCCAGATCGCGGGCAGCCGGGTGAGGCCGCTGAACTTCACGTGGCGCACGATGTTCTTATTGCCGTAGAGCGGCAGGGTGCCGTTGGGGTCGATGCCCCAGAGATAAACGCCGATGCTGTTGATATTGGCGAGGCATCCCTCGATCAGGTTTTCGTCGCCATAGACGAGAAACGGCACACCGAAATACTGCACGTTGCAGTCGATGATGCGCGCGCGATACACCAGCGTGAGGTTGATGCCCACCCCGTAGCTTTTGAGGGTAGCGATGGCGGGCACCACGTTGGTGTTTTTGTTGGGGTCGGAAGTGTACTGCTTGCCTCCGAAGATGGCAACGTTTTCAATGACCACGTTATCGCTGAGAAAGGCCTGGTTGTTCGTTCCGATGGGGAGGGTGTCGTTGTTCAGCCGGATCCCGTTCAGGCCGGTCTTGAGCGAGAAATCCCGGAAGACGAAAGCGGTGTTGAAACCGTAAGCACTCGTGCTGACCGGACTGAGGTAATCGAAGACGTAGCCCTTGGCGACGGTAGAGCCGTCGATCATGGTCCCGCCCGGGTATGTGGAATAGAACTCGTCGGCCTTGCCGCTGCCATGGATCACGGTGCCCGGCTCGGCCAGGATCGTGCCCTGCACGTTATAGGTTTTGGCTTTGAGCAAAACCGTGCCGTTATTGGCGGCCGCCACGTTGATGGCTTCCTGGATGCCGTCGCTCGCGCTCGAGATCGTCCAGGCGCCGGTATGGGTGTAGGCGCAGTTGATGATGGCGGCGCCGGTCGCCGGATTCCACGATTGCACCGGGACCGCTTCCGAGGTTCCAGTGCCCCCGGTGATGTAGAGGGAAGATCCCACCCCCATCCCGGCCGGCGGGGGACTCAGCGTGACCATGTTCACGCCGACTGTCAGACTGCCTCCGGGGGTCTGCGTGAAGTCGTACTGGTCCGCAATATAGAGGCTGGAAGGGCCGGCGATGTTCTGCCCGTTGGGGCCGATAAAGCTTTCGATCGCCTTGACCTCGGCCGAGAGCACGTTGTGATGCCACGCATCGATCAGCAGCGACACCTTGGCGCCTGCCGCGTGGGTGGCCGCTGAAGTACCGTCGAAGCCGCGGCCGGCGGGGTTGACGATCAACTGCGGATTGGGCGAGGCCACCACGCTGTCGACGGCCGCGATCTCCTTGTCGATGGACACCAGACAATTGGCGGTAAACCCGGCGGTCGAATTGACGAACAGAATCGTGTCGCCCGCGAGAGCGTTTACCTTGAGCGTGGTTGTGACCTGATTGTTGGCGACTTTGAGCTGGGCGTCGGTAGCGACCGCCGCGGGAAAAACCGCAGTTGGCGTGCTCATAGATTACCTCGAGGCGACGGCCTGGCCGGCGTCGGCGACTGCCGATTGCATGAGCGAGCCGGCCTGGCTGCGCATCTGGTTGCCGCTGTTGAGCTGCACCAGAGACGCCTTGTACATCTGCGCCTGTGCCGGCAGCGACGGATCGGCCTGGGTGCGCGGATATTCGGGCAGCAGGGCGACGGCAAAGTTATAGCGCAGCGCGATCTCGTATCCGGGCGCCAGATCGATGGTGTCGTTGACGGTGGCGAACTGTGCAAGCACCGCATAGATCCACATCTCGAGCGTGCCGCCGAGACGCGGAATCGGTGCGATGTAGACGGTGGAGTTCGGATACAGATAATCACAGTACAGTTTTTCGACGTAAACGCTCTGCGCCGCCTTTTCGGGAGTTGCCTCCCACCCGGTCGAATCCACGATCTGTAAGGGCGAATCGATGCCGCCGCTTGCGACCGAAGCCGATTCGATGCGGACGGGACGGGTTCCCAGAGGATAAGCGTTGCCGCCGCCGACTGCGATGGTCATGCGCTGCCGGCCGACCAGGGAGGCGCCCTCGGTGTTCCAGCCCGCGATCATCTGGTTGAGCGAGATGAAGGCGTCGTTGAGCTCGGTGGTTTCGAGCGTCTCGCCGGCGGCGATGGCCCCGATCAGGCGGAACGACGAATGGATCAGATCACTGACGGTCGGCATGCTGCGACTCCTGAATCGTGACGAAGCTAATCCCCGTCATGAATCCCATGATCAGATAACAGGCGGCGAGAGTGCCGATCTTCGAAAAGAGCGCCCGGCCAAGGGCGTCATTGTTTTCGCGCGTCATTTCTCCCTCCGCCCAACCACCCGCTAATTGGAAATGTTCTTCGCACTGTTTCAGGATGTTTCCGCGGTGCCAGTCATTGTCCCGAATCAATTCGAAAATCTTAGAGAGCGCCGGAGTCGATCCAATACCTGCTTCGCCGACTTCGTCCCATGCCTCGAGGAAAGCGGGCTGGGCGATCGCGGAATCGATCATCGCTGCCCATTCTTCCTGCCCGATCTCACTGACGGAACTCATGTTCGTAGTCCTTGCGCGAGCGTCTGCGGCGTCTGGGCGGAGGATCGCCGGCGACGCCGCTTCCGTCGTGAGCCCATGCGGACTGCGGCGGAATCGGCGGCGGCGTTTCGAAAGGCGGCGCCCCAGGCCGGTAGGTGCGCGACCATTCCGGCCCGAGCGCCGCCTCTTCGGCTTCCGAATAGATGATCACCATCGGGAGCGAGCGGTGAAACATCCATCGCGGATAATTCGGATCGAGGGTCATGGCTGCGATTGCGGATAGCCGTACTGCGGATAGCCGGGATATTGCGGCAGCTGTTGCTGGGCGGCGCCGCCCTGGCCGAGCTGCGCCCGGGCGGCCTGCGCCGCCTGATACGCCTGCTGGGCCTGCAGGTTGTTCCAGGCGGAAGTCAGCAGGGCTTGGGTGAACTGGTATTCCTTCCATTCGCTGCCCAGCGCGTTTTCGGCGTCCGCCGTGGAGACGACCTGCGGCGGCACGTTGACGTTGTAGTACAGCTT